CTTTCTCTTACCTTTGTCGTCGGTAACGGTGACATAGTCTTTGCCTTCAGATGCTTGAGCTTTCGAGGGGGCTGCCTCGCTGCCCGCTTCAAGGTCTGGGGGAGAGTCGTCTCCATTTCCGGAATCGGGTAGGGAAGATTGTACTTCCGACTGGTCCGTAGTTACAATAGTCTCGTCACTGTTATCGCCCCCATATCGGACGTTATCAGTTTCGGACTGGGAGGTAACTGCTCCCTCTCCTGCTGGGATACTGCTCCTCATTTGCTGCGCTGCTTGAACTATCGCTGACATTGTATTCATAAAAACTTTCTCTCCTCTGTCCCGCCTATTGGTAGGGATAAGATGGTTAATGATAGTTCAATGATACAATGTCGTATGAAAGTTGTCAATAGTTTTGTTAGGGAATGAAGACGCGATTTTTAGTGGGGCGAATTTGTAAGTGTATCCACCTCTTATTGGGCGGTTCGTGGGTATGGATAGGGCTTTCCATGTAAAGTCCGTACTTTACCAAGAGGTCTAAGTTGGTCAAACACCACTTGCCAAAGCTGCCATCCTCGTCTCTAAAGTCAACCGCTTCACACGTCATGTGGGCCGACTTCTTGGCTCCTCGGGCATTTTTGTTATAATGTCCAGGACGGTAGCCACTTGTTACGACTAAGGGTTTCCCCCACTCTTTCCTAATATTATTGACGGCATCTAACAGCTTGTTAAGGTTTTCTTCTAACTCGGGGGTCAGGGGGTAGTCACGGTCACGTCCCTTAAGGATTTCGTCTCGGCTAATCATGTGATTCTCCTACTGGTTTATCATTGGGGGTACCATTGGTGGTTGCCCTAATTCTCCTTCAGGTGGTAATGCTTCCGGTCCGGGGGCCGGAGCGGGACCCGGGGTAGCTCCTGGCGGGGGACCGGTTAAGGCTGCCTTTTCTTGCGCCGCTACTTGTACCCTGTCTCTAATGTGTTGTTTGCACAACTCTTTGAGTTGCTGCTCCAGTGATTGAAACTCTTGCGTCATGAAGTATTCCAACGCCCATGATATCATATTCTCGTGGTCCATCAAGTCTTCGGGTGGAATATAGCGACCGGTGGCAATCATCTCATCGAATACTTCTTTTTGTCTGTTCTCGGCGAGGGCCAATCTGTCGTACATTCCTTCCAATTCATTCAACTTGAGCAGCTTTAACGAAGTTCGCGTGGGGACGCCAGCCTTCTCAAAAAGGGGCTGTAACGTTAAGATTTCTTCCCTCCTTGACATCGGGTCGAGGGAGAGAGATACCCCGTACTCCCCTACTATATCATAGCCACCATCAATATCACTACCTTTTAGGTCAACCGCTTCTAATGCATTCTCTTTACCTAACACGTATATGGTACGATTGACAGGCCAATGCTTGCATATTAATTTGAGGATAGCCTTGTAAATACTCTCTACTACAAGGACGTACTTGTTGAAGATACGCCTTCGAATCATGTTACCTTGATTGGTGGCATAGTTCATGCTAGTGCCTGAAGTCTCCCTCTTCTGCACCCCGAACATGGCATCATTGACACCCATGACGTCATTGATACCTTGAATCAGGTTCATCCTAGTAGATACCATTTCTGGCATTAGTTGGGGCACTTCCATAAAGTATGGGGGTTGGTTACCGCTAATTTTCATAACGTCCCACGGGGAGTTACTGATATTGACTTGCGCTTCAGCAGTATCGGGTAGAATCATCCTAGCCGCTCCATGGGCTTGGATATTGTCCATTACAGCGGTATCTAATCTGGCCAAGCTATCTTGCAAAGTAGCCGCATATTCTACTGGGGAACGTCCCCATACCACGTTGGGAACATCGATATCGGTCAATATATGATAGGGCAGGATAGCCTGCTCAGGTGTCTTCTTTAATTTTTCTTCGACGACTTCATCGGGGTATCCACTTTCTTGAACCTTGCGAGCCGCTCCCGGATGGCGAAATTTAAAAGGAGAAGGACGGCAACTTTCCACCACGCCGCCACCAGAACTAATGACACAAAACCTACCAAGATAGCCATTTGTTGGTAACCCCGTTTCCCAATATTGTAGAAGTTCTACCGAGTTAAATCTGTCGTGAGACAGGTTGCTTTGTCTAGTTGCGGCATGTTGGATACTGCTATCACGAGTTACTTTACTAGCTTTCAATATCTCCTCTTTGTCGGGCCACTTGGCTATCGCTTCATCATAATCAATATATATCCGTTCAATAATCCATTTTACTTCTTTCCACGTCCTGGCATCGGGGTCGATAAACACATTCCACGTAAAGGGAACTGAGATGTCGATATCCCCTTCTAGCTTTACCGTTCCCTCTTTCTCGTCCCAATCGACGATATCACCTTTAGTAGAATCCCATACCGTTTTCAAGATTCCCGTTCCGTATAACAGGGCGTGAAGGGAAAGTTGGTCCACTTTCTCTTGCATATCGTAGTGACGGATGGCCCACCTAACAACGCGGTCAGCGGCATCGGCCCGCCTATGGTCATCTTGGTCAGAGGAAGTAGGACGCATGACTACCGATGGAGGGTTGGCCGACATTTGGGCGTGAAGGAAGCGTAGATTTTTAAAAGTATACGCTACATTAACATCAGCACCAGATTGGTCGATACCAGGCATCGCAGTATTATAACTAGCCTCTAAAGAGGTTGTCATAAAGTTCATGCTAGCCAAGGTACTGGTGGCGTATATTGCTTGCTCATTTTTCAGCCAACGCTGTTCAAATGGCTGCCTCTGAGCTTGAGAATCTCTAAATCGTTTCATTATGTTGATTGAAGCGAGGTCATCGTTCCAAGATGAGACTTTTACTGCCATAATAATACATCCTTAGTAGTAGTAGCCAAATCGGCGAAGGGTCGGTTCAATCATCTTGAGCAAGTTTTGTACCCGCTCACTCTTTTTTTTCATTTTCATCAAGTCACACTTCAACCGCCTCAACACTAAAAAGTCTACCTCATCGCCGGTACCGTCGTCAATACGTTGGATACAAGCTCGAACGTGGTCTTCAACATTAGGTTTCTTTTCTTTGGGTTGACTTGTAGGTATCCCAACTTGTAATAGTAAGGAAATCTTACCTTTATTGGAATCGTCGTGCACGAGTACCTCCCCTTCGTTGAACCGCTTTTCGGTGAAGTTCTATCTTAGCTTTTTCTATACTCATTTTTCTTTTTTCGTTTTCGTTATAGAGCCACGACTGCCAGTTGGTATTAGTTTGAGGTGCGGCTTCCCTTTTTGGTTTCACATCTTGAAAATATTGGCTGGCATCCAAGAGATGGTAATCGCTGCCTGATGCTATCTTCCCTTCTCGACTATCACTCCACCTAGCGGATGTTATTTCGTCAATAAGGAGGTCGGCAGTGGGGGATATTTTGAGGGACTTCCCCAACTCTTCTTGGAAGTTTTTTATCAGTTCCCCTTTCCTATCATTCTTTTTGTAAACGCCGGTATAGCTGATTCCCATACTGGCAGCGGTATGGATATACCATGCCTCGTGGGGGTCCGATATCCTCCGAACGATGTTGACATTTTGGCTGAGTTTGGTCACCGCATTAACTAATTCAGTCGGTACGTAGACTCCTTTAATGTATTCAGCCCGGATGCAATACCAGGTACCCGTTAAAGGGTCCTCTGCCCAAAGGGTGTATCCGAGGGCAGACTTTACTGCAGGGTCCACCGATTCCACATGTCGCCATAGAGGTGAGTAATTGATGGGTAACTGAACCATGTTATTGTAATCGAAGTAGAATACGGCGTTATCATCGCTCATCCACTCGCCGAAGAGACGGGAGTTTCTAACGTGCTCTGGTAAATGGGCAAGGGAAGCTAAGATTTCCCCTTGTCGTTGGGGGTCTTTGTATAGGGGATTATCTAACATCTTGAAGCGGTACGTTTTCGCTACCGAGTCGCCTAACCCGTCTACAAATTTTTGTACTTGGACATTGCGGACTAAGGGAGTAAAGGACGCAATAAAGTGTCCATCTCGTGCCTGTATCCGGATGAGAAGTTCGTTCAAGATGTCGACGGTAGGCGGTAACTCGTCTAGCCATACCAAATGGGCTACGTAGGATTGAATCCGTTCGCGGGCCATGTTGGGATTCTCTAACGACTGGAAAACTATACGGTTACCATTATCCAGTTCCAAGCGTTGTATAATGTTACCGATTCGCACTTCTTTGTAGGTACCCGGCTCGAGGTAGGACCGTATTTTAGGTAAGAGAGATTCCTCGATTTGCTTTCCAGTCCTACCACATACCAAGGCAAGCAGGGGCTCCTGTCCCCACTGTTCTGGTCTCTTCCACTTGGGATGAGTTTCAGTAAGGAACCAAGAGGTGATTCTAGCAGCTACCGCTGATTTCCCAGACTGGTTACCAGCCCTTATTATTTGAATCTTGTGACTATTTATATCGTCGATAACTTCTTGCTGGGCAGGGGTCGGTTTACTATCTGGATTGGCCGGGTCAAAACACTCCTGTCGACGGAGCTTTTCTAGCTTCTCCATCGCGGCGAGGAGTAATTTGTCCGGTTTTTTCGTCATACCGTCTTTACAAGTTGTAGGAGGATATACTCGACTATTCTTCCATTAGAGTTTGTACTGAAGTTACTGTTACCGATGATGCACCTCCTGTAGTTATCACTACATCGCCGAGGGAAAGGAGGGGTAAGTAGGTTTGGTCGGCAAGTAAGTCGCTATTTAGCTTAATGAAAAAATCACCGGCACCGGTAATGGAAACGGTTTTACTATCGACCGGAGTCCCGCTACCGAGGCTACTACGAAGTTTGGCAGTTACCGTACCAGAGGCAGCTCCCACGGTGATACAGATGACTAGATTTTTACTACCGCCAGCCGTGATAGGAAATTTTTTACTGATAGGGGAATCCGTTTGAGACGCCCCAATCGCGGCTATTCCCGGTAATGTTACTGTGTTAGGTATCCAAGCGTTCATAATATCTCCCTTGCTACTATCCTCCTTACTAGTGTAGCCAAATAATTGGCAAAAGTCAAGTAAAAGAAAAAGACTAGCTCGGAGGAGGAGCTAGTCTCATAACGGGTTAACTATTATTAAGCGTAATAACGGACGTAAACAACGTCACCTTCAACCAGCTCAGTAGCTCCGCCAGCCGCGACTTCATTAGCCCAAGTAACTCGGGTAACGCCGTCAACGGTGGACAGGGTGTAACTGTCAGTGGGGTGCATGTAAAGGGAACCTACGAAAATCATTTCGCTGTTTGGAGTAACAACTTCACCGAGGTTGATGTAGCCGTTGGAGATGTCAGTGCTGGTCAGGGTGAATTTCTCTTTGGTGGGGGCAGCGGGGACAAACGTCTCAAGAGCGTAAATGCGGTCAGAAAGTTCTTCGTCAGCCGTTTCGCGAGCAGACTGCTCAGCCGATACCGCTGCAATCCTAGCGTCGACTTCTGCTTTGATAGCCGAGTCAAGGAGTTTGTTTGCGCTATTAAGGGACTGGGTAAGGGAAGCAGCG